CATGGCGGACAGAGAGACAACGCCCTGCGAGGTGAACATCTCAGACAGCCGCGCCTGTACCCCATGCAGAGCAGGGTGCTCGATGACGGGAGCCGATACAGCCGGGGTATTCCGGGCCTTGGAGTTATCGATGAACTGGCCGAGGAAGCGAACCCAGTTGGCGATCTTGGTGGCGTTCACCGTGCCCGAATGCTGGCGAAATTCAATAGTGCCATGGCGCTGGAAGGACATCAGGTTGACCTTGAAGTATCGGCTGCCCATAATATTGGCCATTTCATTGATGGTTGTGGCGCGCATGAGTCGTCCGAAGGAAATGCCAGCCAACGTATTGCAGTAGAAGTTGGCCGTGCCGCGGCGGCTCGGAGGCATGATCGCGTCGATTTCGGTTTCATGGTCTGCATAGCGGCGGATGATGGTCTTGACGTCGTCGACGCTCAGATCGGAAGCATCAAAGTGGACATGAAAGCCGCAGGTTCTGTTGACCGTCGCTCCGGCGTCGGAAAGGGCTTCGGCGACGGTCATGGCTTCCGCGAGCCCCTGTTCGCCATGCAGCACCGGGCTGACGATTTCAAATCCGCCGCGCACGCTACCGTCGCCCACCAGTTTCCAGTGGGAACGGGTCGTGTGGTTATAGGATTCATCATGCACGGCGATGCCCACGGCGCTCAGAGATGTCAGGGCGGTCTGGCGATTGATCCCGGCGATTTCAAGTTCGATTCCGAAAGAGCGATTCATATCTTACAACCTCATGTTTTAATTTATGATTCATTGTTGCCGTGAGTGTGTGTTCGCTCTTTCGTCCAAAGGTTGCAAGTCTTTTCTTGCTGATTTTATTGTTTTTTTTGTTGCATGGTGCCGGGGATGGCTTCCCGGTACCATGCGGCAGAATTCAGGGATGGAGAGTTGCCTGCAGTTCGGCAAGCACCTCGCTGGAATCAAAGATGATTTTGCTTGCGGCGGCGGTCACGTTGGGGCTGGTGAGATCATCGGCGGAGCACAGGTAGATGACGGGGCGCTCCAAAGCATAGGCCGCTCCCGCAACCACGGCCATCTCCGTATCCGGTTTGCCCGTGATGAGTACGGCATCGGATTCACGGATGCAGGCGATGATGATTTCCATACGGTCTTCGCCAGAGTCGCCTATTGTCAGGACACGCATGCCCATATTTTCGATGACGTGACGCAGAAAGGGCGTATGGCACCGGGCGGCGGCGTTTTCAACGAGGCAGACAGTGTGCTTGCTCATGTTTTTCTCCCTTATCCGGCATACGCAATGATGCGGTAAAAGTTGTCGCTCTTGACCAGTCTGGCCACAAATCGCTCCCTTGCCTTTTCCGTCTTGAACGACCGCCGCTTGCAGAGCAGCTGGCCATTCCGCCCAATGACCTCGTAAGCAACTTCAAACATCTTGCAACCTCTTTGATTTATTTGATTTACCCTTTCGGAGTGGTCGTGTGTTCGCTCTTTTTAAAGAGGTTTGCAAGTCGTTTCTTGTTGATTTTATTGTTTTTTTAAGAAAAAGCTCCGCCGGAGCGGAGCTGGTTTCTCATTTTCCAAACAAACCATGCGAATGTGTCATGGAGAGGGAGTGGCTCGGCATCAAATGAGGGGCATCCAGATATTCCACCCGGGGGAAATGCTCACAGGGACCCTGTGCAAGCCGAAACCTGCGGCCATCGTCTGTGGTGGCGTAGGTATACGTCCACCCGGGGATTTCAGTGCTCTTTTCTTTTTCTGACTGCATAGCTACCTCACAGTTTTATGATGAGGCACAGGGCATAATAGGGAGGCATTGTACTGATGGCCTGTGCC